CCTATCCATACGCGAACAAGGCACTGTATCTGGCCCATTACGCCGTGGTCTGAAAATGGTATGATTGGCCAATAATCCAGCAGGAGCGCCAGACATGGGGCTGTTAGATGATGCTAAGTCCGGCGTAAGTAAGTGGTTCGAGGAGCAGGTCGCCAAGAATAAAGCATTCAAGGCGATGGTCAAAAGCAACCCGGCTATGACTCGATCAATGGGCTTATTACCCGCTACCGGCTTACTTGAGCAGGAAGGCGATGCAGCGGCACGCGCAGATGCTGCTTATGGCGCACTGCGTAAAGAATACGGCCCACTCGGATTGCGGCCCGGTGATTTCGTCCCGTTCGCATCCGGCGCGTTAGCCATTGATGATGCGCTACTAGCGGCAGCCAAAGGCAACTATGGACAAGCAGCCGGATCGTTGGCTGGCGTTATCCCTGGCGCTGGCGCTTTTGGGAAGGTGGTCAGAAAGATTACGGGCGGGAAGTCGAGTGGCGTTATTGATTCGGTAAAGCGGGAGATATTCGCCGGCCCTAATGCCAAAACAGCAAACAAGGCCGCCATAAACCGCTTCGAGACTGAGGCAGACCGTCGCATGGCGGCGGCACAGCGCAATGCAGCACTTCCTTTTGATCAGGGCGGACTGGGCTTGCCGGCGAATAACACGGCGATGGATAGGGCAAAGGCTCTTGGACATAAGCCTGTTGATGGCGAGGATTTTTACGGCGGCAATCATCGGCCTCCTATGTCTGATAGCGGCGCACCCGCTAACGATTTAACGGGTGGCGGCAATATCTATCCAGATGACGTTTATTCATCCAATGCAGCGCGTTACTATGGCTCTGGGGAGGCTTCTGATAATGCTTTGTTTAGGAAGTTGCAAGCACTAAAAGGTAAGCCAGATGAAATGGTTAGAGTGTTTCGGGCTGTTCCTTCTGAAGTAATGGAGCAACAAGGAAACATGATGCACCACGGCGATTGGGTTACACCTAATCGTCAATATGCCGTAGATCATGGCGAAGGTGCGTTAAACGGTGATTATCGGATTCAGGCTTCAGACTATCCAGCAAAAACGCTTTTCACTAATGGCGACTCGCCTTATGAATTCGGCATAGATAAGAGCCAGTTGTTTGCTGATGGCCCTGCATCAATTCCGCTGATGATAAGCAATCAACACTCCGTAGCCGATCGTTCCCGCTTCGCCGCCTTCGACCCGATGCGCCGCAATGAATCCGATCTATTAGCTCTGAACGGCCAAAAAACCGGATCGGGCCTCCTAAACCCAGAAATAACAAAGGCCACAAATCGTGGGCTTTACCGTACAATGCTGGACGATGAGGAAGATAAACCCTCGTTCCCATACGGACTTATAGGCAAATAACATGGCCCAACTACCAGAAGACTTTGAGCACACGCTAGCGGCCATGTTGACGGACGCGGTAAGTTACATTGATGAGGAAGTTAGCCCTGGCCGCGCCAAGGCAATGGAATATTACCGAGGCGACCGTTTTGGCGATGAAACTGATGGCCGGAGTCAGGTAGTCTGCCGTGATGTGCATGACGTGGTACAGTCCATCCTGCCGAGCGTGCAGCGTACTTTCTTTGGAGGCGAGCGCGTTGTCGAGTTCCAGCCTCGGACGCAAGAGGATGTAGCCGCCGCTGAACAGGCGACCGACTATGTGAACTTCGTGCTGGATCAGGACAATGATTGGTACAGTCAATTCCGAGACTGCGCTGTCGATGGCCTGCTATTTGGCGATGGCATTGGCAAGGTATGGCATGAAGAAGAAGAAGACGTAAGCGTTCAGCAGTTTCAAGGGCTGGATGAGCAAGGCGTTATGGTGCTGGCCGGTGAAGACGGAGAGTTACAGGTCGGCCAAGCAGCAGACGGCACGTTCGATGCCATCCTGAAGCGGGAGATTACCCAAAAGCGATTCAGGGTTATGGCTCTGCCTCCAGAGCAATTCCTTATCGACCGCCGCGCCACTGATTTTGATGACGCTGAGATTGTGGCGCATCGGTGCCATCTTACGGTCAACGAACTCGTATCCATGGGGTATGACCGTGAGGAGATGATGGAGTACGTTGGCGACAGCGAACTATCCACGAATGCTGAGGTAGTTGCACGGCAGCCTAATAACGGTATGTCGGGCGCTATGTCTGCCAATGAAGGGATGCAGAAGGTCATGTACGTTGAGGCGTACACGCGCTACGACTTGGATGGGGACGGCATAGCCGAACTGCTCAAGGTCTGTACGGCAGGGCCAGGGTACGAGATTCTAAAGTCAGAGCCAGTCGATACCATTCCATTCTTCAAGCTGTCCATGTCGCCAAACCCTCACGCTTTCTTCTCTGAGGGGATGTTTGACCGCCTATATGACGTTCAGCGTATTAACAGTCAAATCCTACGGCTAACCCTCGACAGCCTCGCCCAGTCTATTTCCCCAAGGCTTGGCGTTGTTGAGAATGACGCTAATATCGAGGATGTGCTGAATAATGAGATCGGCGCAATCATCCGTATGCGGACACCTAATGGTGTGACCAATCTATCGCAGCCGTTTAACGGGCAAGCCGCTTTCCCAGTGCTGGACTATATGCGCCAAGTCAAAGAAGCACGCACAGGCATTACCGGTGCTTCTATGGGCGTTGATGCGGCGATGCTTGGTAACGTAACCCGAGAGGTGGCTAATGCTGCCATTGCGAGCGGACAAGGCCAGATTGAGCTAATCTGCCGGAACTTCGCAAATGGCCTGAAGCGTATGTACGCCATCCTGCTTGAATTGATGGTTACAAACCAAGATCAGCCGCGCATTGTCCGCTTACGCAACGAGTTTATACCGGTTGACCCTCGCCCTTGGAACGCCAAGATGGATGTGACAATCAATGTCGCACTATCAGCAGGCACTACAGAGCAGCGATTGGCGATGCTGCAATACCAATGGGAAAAGCAGAGCGAGACGTACAGCGCGCTCGGCCCTAACAACGGAGTGGTGACGCTTGGGCAGATTCGTAACACGATGGCCAAGATAGCCGAACTGGCTGGATTCAAGGATGCGGCTCAATTCTGGATGCCGGTGCCAATGGATTATGATGTTCCACAGCAGCAAGGCGAGCCACAGCCTGACCCTAATGCTGAAGCGACCAAGATGCTGGCACAGGTCGAACAAGAGAAAGCACAGCTACAGGCACAGTCTGCACAGATGAGAATTGAGGCCGAATTGTATGCTAAGCAACAAAAGCTAGACCACGATGCAATGGTGCAGGCGGCTAAGATACAGAATGAGCAGTCCAAGCTAGAGATGCAGCGCGAGCAGATGATGCTTGAACTTGAAATGCAGAAGGCCAAGCTGTTGCAGCAAATGGCCAAAGATGAGCGTGATGCAATCCAGAAGGCATACGATGCTGAGTCCAAGAATACGGATCAAAGCCAGTTAACACAGGCGGTACAGCAGCTTGGTGCAATGATGGCTGAGATGCAGGCCAGACAGGCAAACATTGAGGGCGCTGTCGGGTTTATCCAGCAAGACGAGATGGACGACTAAAGAACTCGGGGCTTCGGCCCCAGAGCGTTCGCAATAACGCGGGCGGCACACACAAAGGTGATGATATGGAAAAGGAAGAACAAACTGTCCAACGCGGCTCTGAGGCGAGACAGATTCTTCAGAGCCAGGTGTTTATTGATGCGTTCAAGTCGCTAGCCGACAAGTACGTTTACGACTTTCTCAACTCAGCAGAGCCAGACAGCCAGTTGCGCGAGCGCATATACATCAAGGCTAAAGTCCTTGAGGAGCTGCGCTACGAGCTTGGAATCGTTGAGCAGCGAGGGGTAAAAGCCGAAGTAGACATTAAAAACCGCCGCCATCGCGCAGCACAGAAATAGGTGATATTATGACCACTGAAACGACTCCTAACGGAAGTTTCGATGCAACAGCCGCCATGATGGGTATTCTATCTGACGAGAGTCAGGAAGTAGATGAGAGTCAGGCCAAGACCGATGACGAGGTAGTCGCTACTGACGAGGTAGATGATGAGGCCGAATCAGAGGAAGAAGTAGACGAAGGTGATGATGAGCCAGCGCCGGTAGCCAAGACATTCAAAGTCAAAATTGACGGTGAAGAAGTCGAAGTACCGGAAGATGAGTTATTAAAAGGCTACTCTCGAACCCAAGACTACACGCGGAAGACACAGCAGCTTGCAGAGCAGCGTAAAGCCGCCGAGCAGGAATATGAGTCTGTACGCAATGAACGCGCTCAGTACGCGCAGTTGCTAGGGCAGTTAAGCGCCAAGCTAGCCGATGAGCCACAGATTGATGAGAGCTTGCAGTACACAGACCCGATTGCATACGCCAAGCAACTAAGTCAGGTCTTCCAGTATCAGCAAAATCGTCAGGCAGTGGAGCAGGAGCAGCAGCGATTAAATAGCTTACAGCAGCACGAACAACAGCAGCAGATGCAGAAGTATCTGGCCGATCAGCAAGAGGCTTTAGCGTCCTTAATTCCAGAATGGCTGGACAAAGACGTAGCCAAAGCAGAGAAGGTTAAGGTACGCGAGACTGGCAAGGCTTATGGGTACAGTGATGAAGAACTATCACAACTCTATGATGCCCGCGCCGTGGCTCTTATGCGTGACGCTATGAAGTATCGGGATTTGGTTGCGAAACGTCAGGAGGTGAAGCCTAAGGCTACTCCGGTCGTCAACGCCAGACCCAAGACTGTTGGGAGCGAGCAGAGCAAGATCAAAACACGCTTGGCAAAATCGGGCACAGTGCAAGACGCTGCCGCCTACTTCAAAACTCTCTTATAAAGGAATACCGTCATGGGACAACCTACAAATACCTTCGATACCTACGATGCAAAAGGCATCCGCGAAGACTTGGCCAATGTTATTTATAACATCAGCCCAGAAGAAACCCCGTTCATGTCCAATATCGGCAAGGGTACAGCCAAATCGACGTACTTCGAGTGGCAGGAAGACGCACTAGCAGCCGCTAGCTTGTCCAATGCCCAGATCGAAGGCGATGATGCTGTAGCTGTTGAGCCAACGCCGACCGTTCGCATGGGCAACTACACACAGATCAGCCGCAAGACTGTATCCGTGTCTGGTTCGCTCGAAGCTGTAGATAAGGCTGGTCGTAAGTCCGAAATGGCTTACCAAATGGCCAAGTCTGCCTCCGAGCTGAAGCGTGACATGGAGCTGACGATGGTGTCCGGTCAGGCCGCTGTTGCAGGCAATAGCTCTACCGCCCGCAAGTCTGCCGGTTTGGGCGCGTTCCTTCGCACCAATACCGACAACGGTGCAACCGCAACAGAGCCTACTCTCTCCGGCACAACATCAGGTTACCCAAATGCTGCTGCTGGTGCGGGTACACCTCGCGCATGGTCTGAGACTATCCTGAAGAACGTGCAGGCAAAGGTGTGGGCTAATGGCGGTAACGCCAAGATGCTGCTGGTTGGCGCTACGCTGAAACAGAAAGCCTCTGCCTTCCCCGGCATTGCTGCTCAGCGTTATAACGCAAGTGGCGCAAAGCAAAGCACTATTGTCGGCGCGGCTGACATCTACGTTACCGACTTCGGTAATTTGGAAATTGTGCCTAGCCGATTCATCGCTGCCGATGTGGCTTACCACATTGATACCAGCATGGCCTCGGTATGCTTCCTGCGCCCTTTCGAGAAGATCAACCTCGCAAAGACCGGCGATGCAGACCGTATGCTGCTCGTCACTGAGTGGGGCTTGAAGGTGCACAATGAGAAGGCACACGGCGTTGCTCGTGACCTGACCTAAACAAGCGGGGGGCTTCGGCCCCCTTCTTTTATCTGAGGTATTTGCAATGGCTGGACGGCTACTTTCTCACGACGATTTCACGGGCATAACGTCATACTTTCACTATGACGCAGCGACCGATACGGCAGTCATCGAGAAAAAGCAGGATGTTGGTCTGATTCTCGACAACAACAAAGCAGAGCGTAATTCAGGTGTAAACAACAAGGATCATGGGCTGGGGAAGAAAGTGGCCACTGTCCCGCTTGTGCTTTACTGGCAGTGGAAGAATCACTGCACCAAGGCCAACATGAGCCAAGATGAAACAAGCGCATATATTTTGGGCATGATAAAATCACGCGAATACTGCCATCTAATGACGGTTGATAAGATATGAACCTGCCCGCGCTCAAGATCACCATTGCCAAGTTTCTAAACCGTGACGACCTTACGGACATGATTCCCACGTTTATTGAACTGGCCGAGGCGCGAATTAACCGCATCATCCGAAGCCGTAACATGGAGTATCGGGTCACTGCCGTAATTGATAAGCAGTTTAGTACGTTACCGGCTGATTTCCTTGAGATGCGCAACATTCAGGTGAATAGCTCGCCGGTGACTGCCCTCGAATACGTTACACCCCAAGCGGCTGACGCATTACGTGCGAATCATGCTGCCGGTGCCTCTCGCTACTTCTCCATAGTCGGCAACCGGCTAGAGTTGATTCCAGTACCTGGCGCTGCCATCACAATCGAGATGACCTACTTTCGCAAAGTGCCATCGCTGACTGATACATTGCTTGAAAACTGGCTGCTGTCCGCACACCCTGACGTTTATATCTACGGCGTACTGACACAGGCCGCTGCGTACTTACGTGATGACCCTACAATATGGGCTTCGTTCTTTGACTCTGCTGTTGATGAAATGGCAGACGACAACGTCAGGTCACAATTTCACGGCACAACGCCAGTGCAGCGGGGCGCTCGAATTGGTTAGTTACCCTGCGCCAGACACTATCGTCCCTGAATGGGTCGGTGAGTCCTTATATTTCGAGGCCGGCTATGTTGTTGACGGCTATGTTGAAGAAAACCCTGACGGTGTGACTTGGGAGTCCGTAGAAAATGGCTGACACAACGACTACTAACCTCGGCCTTGTTAAGCCAGAGGTAGGCGCTTCCATTAACACATGGGGCGCGAAACTGAATGCGAACTTGGACATTATTGACGGGGTAGCCGCTGCCGCCCTCGCAGCATTCCTGCCCGTTCGATGCGCGTCAACTGGCCCGCTTGTGTTGTCAGGTGAGCAGACGATAGACGGTATTCTGACCAACGCTAGCCGCGTACTGGTAAAAAACCAGCTTGCGGTAGCAGATAACGGCATATATTTGACTGGCGCTGGCGCGTGGGTGCGGGCAAACGATGCGGACGCATTGACCGATATGTTGCAAGGTCGCTCGGTCAGGGTACAAAGCGGGACAACGCTAGGCACTGCACTATATTACCTAAAATCATCGGTTATCTCGCTAGGCGTAAGCGACGTGGTCTTTAGTAGCGATACGGTCGCTGAGAATATAGATACATCTGCCAATGCGGCAGTCGGCAATAATTTATCGGTCGGCAATAATGCTACAGTAGTTGCGAATATCACGGCGGGCGGAAATGTAGCTGCGGCCAATATCGCATCGTCAGCAACAACGTCAGCCGGCGCAGTGCGTGGCGATTTTACCGGAACTAAGCTGGCGCTTGGTATTGGGGCAGTTTCGGACGTTGAGACTAAAATTGAGTTTCACGCGAACAGCGGCGGCGTTGCTGACGCGCAAATAACAAGGGCTGCGGGCACAAATGGCGGGCTTAGAATCGACCAAACCGGATCTGGCCCCGTAACGCTGGGATTGCCGGGCGGGGATTTTGAACTGAGCGCACTGGCCAGCCGCCTATCGGCTGGGGACGGCTATCAAAAGCTCCCCGGAGGGCTAATCATCCAGTGGGGAGTGATTGGCGGAACTACAGACAACCCTAACGACATTGTATTCCCGACACCTTTCCCTACTTCTGCGTTCGCGGTAGTGCTTTCGCAAGGTGACACAGGTGGGCGTCATGGCTGGGTCTGGCGCATAGAAAACGGCACAACCACTCGATTTGGCGCTACGACACGATCAGACGACTGGAGTGCAGTCGGCGCCGGAGTAGCCGCATCCGCGAGCTGGATAGCTATCGGAATCTGATGAGGGTTGCACAATGCTAGTGAAGCTACAGATTCCGCCAGGGGTGTACAGCAACGGCACAGATTACCAGAGCCAAGGGCGCTGGCATGACGCAAGCCTAGTTCGCTGGCGCTCCGGGGCTATGGAGCCAATTGGCGGCTGGCTAGAACTGACTCCAAACAAGGTGACTGGAAGGCCATCTGATGTGCATCAATATCGGTCTGGCGCTGACCGTAAGCTAGTTGTCGGCACTCACACAGCCCTATGGTACGTTGCGCCAAACGGGACGCTGACAGACATAACACCTGCTGGATACACAGGTGGGCGAGAGAGTAGAGGTAATCAGTTTGGGTACGGATTAGGAACGTACGGAACGTCAGCGTTCGGCATATCGTCCCCTGACACGGCCGCAGTACAGCCGCTGACAAACTGGACGCTTGATAACTTCGGGACATTTTTAGTCGCCAGCGCAAACACTGACGGCACTCTGTATTATTGGGACGGATCAACGCCAACTGCTACGGTTATGGCCGGCGCTCCAGTCAACAACAACGCCAGCATCGTAAGCGAGGAGCGGTTTGTCTTTGCGCTTGGTGCGGGTGGAAACGATGCGCTAGTCCAATGGTCTGACCAAGAGGATTTTACGGTATGGACTCCATCATCTACCAATCAGGCCGGCGACTTTACGCTGCAAACATCCGGCGCGATTCTCTGCGGGCTCCGTATTCGCGGCCAGTTGCTTATCCTTACGACAGTTGATGCCCACACAGCGTCTTATCAGGGTGCGCCATACGTTTATGGTTTTGAGCGCGTCGGTAATGGGTGCGGCGTTATTGGCCCGCAAGCTGCCACGGCTACAGACTCATTTGCCGCATGGATGGGCAGAGACGGGTTTTTCATGTTCGATGGGTATGTTAAGCCTCTGCCGTGTGACGTATTTGACAGAGTGTACTCAGACATAAATATGGTGCAGGCCGAGAAGGTTGCGGCATGGAATAACACCCTGGCCGGCGAGATTTGGTGGCTGTATCCGTCTGCCGATACTGCCGAATGTAACCGATACATAGCGTGGAACTACCGTGAGAATACATGGGCGATCGGCGCAATAGACCGCACTTGTGGCAGTGACGAGGGCGTTTACGATAACCCAATCATGGTTCGCTCTGACGGCACGATTTACTCACACGAGATCGGCTACAACTACGATGGGCAAATCCCATTTGCCGAGTCCGGCCCTGTTGAACTTGGGAGCGGGGATGCTGTTTACATGGCCAAGCATCTATACCCTGACGAGAAAACGCAGGGGGATGTGTCCGCCACGTTTAAGACTCGATTCTATCCAAATGGCCCAGAGTCTACGCATGGCCCGTATTCGATGGCGGCACCGACATCCGTCAGGTTTACTGGCCGACAGGTGTCCATGCGGATTGAGTCGGCACGCAATACAGATTGGCGCTTTGGTATTCCTCGGCTTGATGTAACTCCAGGGGGGACGCGATGAGACTGCCAAGGCCAAAGAATAACGACAAGGACATGACTGAGATGGCCCGCCAAATTGAGCAGGCCGACAGCATGAATTACAAGCGTGACCGAGACGTTGAAATGAGTAATAATAGGCTCATTCTGACCAGCCCGAATGGGAGTCGGTACGCTTTAACGGTAGACAATGCCGGCGTAATCGGCACTACAGCATTGTGAGGGAGGTATGGGATTTGGATTCAGTTTCGGAAGTGAGAAAGCAAAGACAAGTAGCAATACTCAAATCGATGCAGAGCTAAAGCCGCTTCGCTCGAATGTGCTTGGGCAGGCGATGGGGCTTGCTAATCAGCCTATCCAGCAGTTTCAAGGCGACCGTGTTGCGGGGTTCGATCCAAACCAAACAGCCGCTATGGGAGCTATGGGTGGTCTTGGCGCTAATGGGCTGCCACTTGCTCAAAAGGGCTTCAATATCCTTGGCGGCATCGGCACAGCAGACCAGCGCATGGGTGCGTATCAGAACCCCTACACAGATCAGGTCATTGACCG